CAAGTGATCGCGATCGAGCACCGATCGACAGGATACCGCCCGCAGCGGGCGGACAAAAACTTAGACCAGAACTGGTGCGACGGAATGAACGCGCACGCCGGGATTACCCGTTCTGACGCCCTGAAGGCCTTTTACTGCTCTTTTGTTGAGGATCATCCTAAATGGTCTGATCTGGATCATCTGATCCAGTAGAGCCCTTCTGGCGAACTAAACCGGCCCGCAGCGGCCGGTTTTTTTATGCCAGTAGAAAACCCCCGCCGATCTGGGCCGGGCAGCCCGGCCCCTTTTCTCTCTGAAACCTACCGCGAACGTCCCCAGGGCGAAAAAAAACCCTGGACGAAATATTCCCCAGGGCGGAATTGCCCCCTGGTACACGATCTGCCCCAATATCAACACGTTAACTGGCCATGTCTCCGCGATCCGCGGGCACTGGGCCGGCCGATCTGGGCCGGGCTCCGCGATCCAGAGCCCTCGATCCGCGAACCAACGCCCGCAGCGCCGGCCGATCTGGGCCGCGATCCGCGAGCACTGGGCCGCGATCCGCGCACCGGGGCCCCGGAGCCAATCGAGGCTGAGCGCAGTTAATGCGCCGAAAATCACGTACAAATGCGCGCGCACGGGCTTTTTACGGAGCGCGTGCTTGTGCAGGTTTTTCACGAACAATCATGTAAAAAAACAATTTGAAAAGTCGTAAAAAAATTGCAAAAATCCGTATACGTTGAATCGCATAAAATTGCATATGAAAAAGGCTCAGGGGCCCCAAGACATGGTTGATAAATTTACAAAAATTCAATTGAGGATAAATTCTGTGGAAGATGAAACGTTTTTGAAGGCCGATGGCTTTGATGAGGCTATAATTGGAACCGCTTACGGAACGACGGTAAGTGACGACGAGGGTCCTGTCCTGGTCTACGATATGCAGAAATGCATTGATATCCTGATGGACGGGGCCGTGGACATGACACGCGAGGAGGCAATAGAGTATTTTGACTTTAATGTCTTGGGCGCGTTCGTTGGCCCGCAGACCCCGATCTTTGTAAATCCTGGCGAGATGGATTTGATAAAAGAACTGATTACGGATGACTGATCCTTTAAACAACGCAGATGAGTTAGCGGACCGTCATCTAAAGCTCCAGTTGCGTTTGGCGCAGTTGGAGCGCGTTGAGGCGTGCCAGCAGAGCTTTTTAACCTTTGTCCGTGCGATGTGGCCCGAGTTCATTGCGGGTAAGCATCATCGTCTGATTGCTGAAAAACTGGAGGCCGTGGCCAACGGCAAACTGAAACGTCTGATCGTCAATATGCCTCCGCGTCATACCAAGAGTGAGTTCGCTAGTTTCCTGTTTCCTGCTTGGATGGTGGGTCGGAATCCTGCGATGAAGATCATCCAGGCCACGCACACCACGGAACTTGCTGTGGGTTTCGGTAGAAAAGTAAAAAATCTGATTGAGCGTGACGATTATGCAGAAATTTTTCCTGAATCGGGTTTGGCAGCCGACTCGAAAGCTAGTGGAAGGTGGGATACTGCTCGCGGCGGTATGTATTATGCTGTTGGTGTTGGCAGTAATCTCGCTGGTCGTGGTGCTGATTTATGTATTATCGACGATCCCCATTCTGAACAGACTGCTATGTCGAATACAGGCTTTGATGATGCCTGGGATTGGTACACCGGGGGCCCCCGACAGCGTCTCCAGCCGGGTGGAGCGATAGTTTTGGTCATGACCCGTTGGTCTGAGAAGGATTTGACGGGTCAATTATTGCGTCAGATGTCCCGTGATCCGTTGGCCGACCAGTGGGAGGTAGTGGAATTCCCCATGGAGATGCCTTCTGGGGCCCCGGTATGGCCGGAATACTGGTCTTTGGACGATTTACAGGCTGTTAAGGCGTCGATTCCGCCTAGTAAATGGAACGCGCAGTACCAGCAGCAGCCTACGGGCGATACGAACGCGATATTGAAGCGCGAATGGTGGAATTTTTGGGAAAAACCAAACATACCTAAGCTTGAATACGTTATTCAGAGCTACGATACGGCGTTTTCTAAGCGTGAGACGGCTGACTACAGTGCGATTACGACCTGGGGGGTGTTTCACCCGGACGAGGGCACACAGCCCAACCTAATTTTGTTGGATTCGCAGAAGGGACGGTGGGATTTTCCTGAACTGAAGGCGATTGCGTTTGACCAGTACAAGTATTGGGACCCTGAGACGGTGATAATTGAGGCGAAAGCCTCTGGTATGCCGCTGACGCATGAGCTTCGGAATATGGGAATCCCTGTGGTAAACTTTACGCCGTCACGTGGCAATGATAAGGTCACGAGAGTCCACTCGATTGCGCCTCTTTTGGAAGCGGGCATGATATGGGTGCCGGATGAGCAATGGGCTCATGAGCTGATAGAAGAGTGTGCTGCGTTCCCTAACGGGGAGCATGACGATTTGGTAGACAGTACCACTCAAGCGTTAATGCGTTATCGTCAGGGTAACTTTGTACAGTTGCCTACCGACGATTGGGGTTCCGAAGAGCCTGTTAGAATGCGGGCTGCGTATTATGGGTGAGGGTAACGGTCGATGACCAGAGACGAGATAATCCAGGCTCTACGATTAGAGCTGGCTGAATACGAAAACCAGTCTGATATAGATTCGGCTCGAACCAGGGCTGACCAGTGGGCTGTAGACAATGGGATCGATATAACTGATCCTAATTATAATCAAGCGTTCCAGCAGGTCCGCAGCCAACTGTCCATTGGTGGGGCCGGCACAGGCACAACCACGACTGGCGGTGGCACAGGCATTGTGAGTCTGACCCCGATTCGCTCTGCGGAAGGCGTTAGCTACAGCACGTTACCAGATATGCCTACTTTGGCGGACGTGGTTCAGCCTGGCGCGGCGGCATTTACGGCAGAGGAGTTAGCGGCTCGTTTACCGTACAACATACAGAATTTGACTCAAACTCCCGCTTATAACGTCGCGGGGCCCGCGGCTCTTACTTTTTACGACAGGATTCTGAACCGCCCGGTGCCGGTGGTTACTAAGGGCGTTTTGCCCAGCGGAGAGCCCACGACCGGGGTCACTATGGGGCGTGCGGATTTGCAGCCTTCTGGTGAGATGGACATCACAGCGGTATTCCCCTCTACTGGGGCTAACATAATGGGCAGTGGCCTGGGTGGCACGACGGTAGGTTTGTCTGCCGAGCAAGCGGCTGCGGCGGGTCTTCCTCCGGGCAGTGCGACAGGAACTATTCTGACCACGACGGGGGATCAGTTTGTGACGCCTGGCGGCACGTTGACCTCGGACCAGGTGATTGGAACTACTGGAGCCACGCCGGGGACGGGTGATCCGTTTGTCACCGACGACACGGGTAATGTTGCAGTGCAGAGACCTGATGTGACGCCTCCCCCGCCACGGCAGCCAACACGAGAAGAAATCATTCAAGACATCTACCGAACGTCCCAGACTAAGGACATTGCCGCGCAGCGGATTGGTGACTATGCCGCTTCTATTGGCGGAATGACGGCCGAAGACATTGCGGCGGCGGTAAATCCGGTGATAGGTGAGCAGCCAGGTTTTGGTATAACTACTCCGGTTAGCACCCAAGAGGTGCTAGGGGCGGTCGGTGAGTTTGGCTATGGTAGGGGCCCCACGGGGGTTCAGTACATCACAGACCAGCCGTTGATGACGGGAGCAATGCCACCCGCCACACCTACGTTGGCGGAGCAACAGGCAGAGATTCAGCGTTTAAACACGCAGGCGGCCGCCGTAGGTATGGGGCCGTACACAGAGCAAGAAGCGGCAATGCGTATGCTGGATTTTGCGGGCAGGCAGGGCCTTAGTCTTTCTGACGCCGCAGCCTCTTTTGGCATGTCGGAGGCTGATGCGCGCCAAAGAGCCCAGGAGTTGGGCATTAATCTAGCGAGTGTCGGTTTTAACATGGGTGGTGAAGCTACCAGCGGCCCGTCGGCCGTTGACCGTAACCTGATGAACAGGGCTGGTATCATGGGCACCGTGAACGACGACATGAGTAAGGCGCTTCTTAATAATATCAACATGGTCATGGGGCGAAGTTAATTATGGCAAATGGTGATCGCCCGGTAGTTTCTTTGATGGATCGCATGAGTGACGATCCTGACTTACCACGTATTGAGGATGATGCGGATTTGGCCGCGCCTAACGGCCTGTCTGGCTTGGATACGGATGGTGTTGAGATAGAGATCGATGAGGAAGGTGGGGCGATTGTTGACTTTGATCCGACCGCGGACCTCGGCCCAGATGACGGTGATTTTTACAGAAACCTAGCAGAAGACATGGACATGGGCGATTTAGGCTCTTTGTCCAGCGACCTGATGGAGCAGTACGACGCAAACAATGATTCGCGTAAGGACTGGCAGGACACGTATTCCAAGGGTTTGGAGATGCTGGGTTTTACTTACGAAGAGCGATCAGAGCCTTTTCGTGGTGCGACGGGTGTTACGCATCCTTTGCTTGCTGAAGCTGCGACGCAGTTCCAGGCGCAGGCATTTAATGAGTTGTTGCCCCCGAGTGGTCCGGTTAGGACACAGGTTGTAGGGGCCCCGACCAAGGAGAAAGAAGCTCAGGCACGTCGTGTTAAGGAGTTCATGAACTACTACATCACTAACGTGATGGAGGAGTACACCCCAGAATTTGATCAAATGCTGTTTTATTTGCCTCTGGCGGGTTCGACGTTCAAGAAGGTTTATTACGATGAGGCTTTGGGCCGTGCGGTAAGCACGTTTGTACCTGCGGAGAATTTGGTTGTTCCGTATGAGACAAACAGTTTAGAGACAGCTCCGGTTATCACGCATGTGGTTCCGATGACCGCGAACGATTTGCGTAAGAAGCAGGTTGCGGGGTTCTATTTGGACGTCCCGGTGTCCCCGGCCCAAGAATCATTGGATAACGTCACTGAGCAGATCAACAAGATACAGGGTGTACACCCGTCGTATGTTGATTATGACTGCACTTTGTTGGAATTCCACGTGGATTTGGACTTACCTGGGTTTGAGGATAAGGACGAATCTGGAGAGGAAACGGGCATAAAACTGCCGTATATCGTCACTATTAGTGAGGAAAATGGGCAGATTTTGTCTGTTAGACGTAATTATGCGGAGGATGACCCCGCAAACACGAAGATTCAATATTTCGTGCATTACAAGTTCCTTCCGGGCTTGGGCTTTTATGGTCTGGGCCTAATTCACACGATTGGCGGGCTTTCTCGCACGGCAACGGCTGCATTGCGTCAGTTGATTGATGCGGGCACCTTGTCCAACCTCCCAGCGGGTTTTAAAGCTCGTGGGCTGCGTATACAGGAAGACAGCGAACCTTTGCAGCCTGGTGAATTTAGAGATGTCGACGCTCCGGGAGGCGCTATTCGGGACAGCTTGATGCCTTTGCCATTCAAGGGCCCTGATCCCACGCTATTTAACCTGTTGGGTTTTGTAGTGGACGCTGGGCGTCGGTTCGCCACGATCACAGACATGAAGGTCGGTGACGGCAACCAGAACGCGGCCGTCGGCACAACTGTCGCTATGCTGGAGCAGGGCACTCGTGTGATGAGCGCGGTGCATAAACGCCTGCACTATGCGATGAAGAACGAGTTCAAGTTACTGGCTCGTGTGATTCACGACTTCTTGCCGCAGGAATATCCATATTCTGTTAGCGGTGGTGAGCAGGGTGTGATGGCGCAGGACTTTGATGACCGCGTGGACGTCATTCCTGTTTCTAACCCCAATATATTCTCTCAGGCGCAGAGGATTGCTTTGGCTCAATCTCAGTTACAGCTTGCTATGCAGGCTCCGCAGCTTCACAACACGCACGAGGCGTTTCGTAGAATGTACGACGCTCTGGGCGTAGCTGACGTAGACACCATCCTGAAGGCCCCAGAGGCCCAGGAACCGCAACCTAAAGACCCAGCTCAGGAGCATATTGATACCCTGGATAACGTGCAGATGCGTGCGTTTGAGGGGCAAGATCACGACGCTCACATGCTGGCGCACTTGACGTTCATGGCGTCTGGCGTGGTGCAGGGCTCTCCTGCTATGGCTATGGCGCTTCAAAAGCATGTCCTGGAGCATGTACGCCTGAAGGCCAGAGAGCAGGCTACGGCTCAGATTCTACAGCAGAGCGGCGGTCAGCAGCTTACGGAGGATCAGATGTTGCAGGTAGAACAGCTTGTTGCACAGTTGGTCGCTCAAGATATGCAGGCGGTGCGTCAACAGAGCCAGCAGATCATGGGTGGCGGAGAAGGAGGTGATCCATTAGTCGCGTTGAAGCAGGAAGAGCTAAATATCAAGGCGCAGGCTACACAAGCCGATATCGCAGAAGGTCAGCGTAAGCTTGACCTCCAGCAGGCCACGCTTCAGGAAAGAGCAAGACAGTTTGATCAGCGTCTGGCGAGCCAGGAAGAGGCCACAGACAAGAAGATACAAGCATCAACGGAGCGCGAGATTATGCGCTTGAACCAGAGAAACAACCAAGGGGGCTAGAAATGGCTGCTGTTAAGATCATGGGTGGACCTATCCAAGAGCCACCAAAACCCACCGCATACGCGGATATCAAAGATCAGGGTCGCATTCCTTACGCTACTATGAAGGAAGAGAAGACGCCTAATACCGCCAAAGCCAAGGTTACCAAAGGCAAGCGCCGTGGTATGGGTGCGGCACTGCGTGGTGCTGAGTTTACTAACGCATAGGAGGTCACATGCCTTTAATGCGAGGGTCTAGTCAAAAGACCATCAGCTCCAACATAAGCAAGCTCAAAGACGAGGGCTATCCGCAAAAGCAGGCGGTGGCTATCGCTTTGAACAGTGCTGGAAAGAGCAAACCAAAAAAGATGAGCAACGGCGGTGCTGTAAAAGGTTACAGTCCGATTGCCATTCGTCCTCAACGTTTTCAAGGAGTGTTTTGATGAGATATGCCGTTTTGTGCGTTTTTGTATTTTTGAGCAGTTGTACGTCAGTCCAGCAAGTTATTGATAATAAAGAACTTTATTGCTCACAGTTTTACAAAGGGGTCCGAGCGGTAGGTCGAAGTGCTTTATCTGCAACAACAGGTGTAGTTGTCCCAGATGTATGCGATACTATAGATGAGATTGTCGCGGAGGAAGACGCTGATAGCGTCGACAAAAGCGATAGCTGATCTAAGGTTATTGATACAACTGGTCCTGTTGTTTAAATGAAGCTAGGCGGTTTACTCAAGTCATTAGCTCCTACCATTGCCCAGGCCGCTGGCGGCCCAATGGCCGGTATGGCCGTCAAAATGGCGGCCAAGAAAATAGGTCTTCCTGAAACGGCTACGGCCAACGAAATAGAAGACCTTATCGAGCGCGAGCCAGAAAAAGCCCCTCTCCTGAAGCAAGCAGACAGCGAATTTGCTCAAAATATCCGGGCGATGGAAATTGACCTAGATTCGTTTAAAACTGAAGTAGCGGACAGAAAAGACGCCAGGGCTAAGTTTTCTACGGATTGGACACCTAAAGTGTTTAGTATTTTAGCTTTAGCTTTGTACGGCACCTACGTCATGGCGGTAACCATCATGCCGCACGACCAAAATGACGAAACCATCATATCCCTAGTTTTAGGCCAGTTGTCGGGCATTTTGGGCACCGCAGCGGCTTTTTTCTATGGCGGTTCGAACGGGAAAAAATAATGGAAGAATTGATTGATATGCTAAAGCGTCATGAGGGCGTTAAGAGCAAAGTGTACCGTGATACGGGCGGTCTGGAGCATATAGGCTGTGGTCGTAACATCTCTGAGACGGGCCCAGGACTGTCAGAAGATGAAATAAACTACCTTCTGAAGAACGATTTAGAGCGTTGCGAGGCTGAACTTAGTGCGGAATACACCTGGTTTAGGAGCCTCGAAGGTGCCCGTAGAGACGCTATTATGAACATTTTCTTCAATCTGGGTGCTACTCGTTTCCGAGGGTTTAAGAACGCCATAGCTGCTATGAGTGAGCAGGATTACGACAAAGCCGCGGTTGAGTTCATGGATTCTCTGTGGGCCAAACAGGTTGGCGGTCGGGCATTGGAGCTTACGGATATTATTAAAGCTGGAAGCTATGTTTGAGTATGCGGCCACTGTGGTCAAAATCGTGGATGGAGACACAGTAGATGTTCTGGTGGACCTTGGTTTTGATACTTTCGTGGGTGGTAAGCGTGGTCGTATTCGCCTTTACGGGATTGACGCCCCGGAATCTAGGACCCGAGATAAGGAAGAGAAAAAATACGGACTCGCGGCCAAAAAATTTGTAGAAAATTTTATGCCTGTGGGCACTGTAGTAACGCTCAGAACTTATAAAGACAAAGGCGGCAAGTACGGACGCTATATGGGTGATTTTAAAAGATACGACAAATGGCTTTGTGAAGAGCTTGTAAAAAATCACCATGCCGTAGAATATTTTGGGCAAAGCAAAGCTTTAGTTAAAGCAGCACACATGAAAAACAGATATCTTGTGGAGATAGAGGAGAATACAGTATAAGATTCGCTACGACTTTATAAGACGAGGACGTTATGGATGAATTAGTCGTAGTACAATTTATTTTGAAAAAGATCAGAGAACGTAAATCTTTGGTCTTAGATATTTTACAAAACAACGGCGTTACTTCTCTTGAGGCGTATAAACAACTGATGGGGGAGCTAGACGCTTTAAACTACATCGAACAGGAACTCTTGGGCCTGCTAGAAAAACAGGAGCATATGCATGATTGAAGTGCCGGGTTACTTGGCGGATCAGCTAGATAAAGAAGCTGCGGAAGCTAAGGAAAAAGAAGACGTTTCACGTGAAACTACGGATAAAGAAGGCGTCGACAAAATGTACGTCGACCCTAAAGACCGTGTTTTAGACCCTTCAAAAGCTGATTCCTCTCTTATAGATCGTATGCCCGCCCCTACTGGATGGAGGATGTTGATTCTTCCCTACAGGGGCAAAGCGCAAACAGAGGGTGGCATCTACATTCCTGATCAAGTCTTGGACGACGGGCAGATACAGACCGTTGTCGGATACGTGTTGAAGCAAGGTCCTCTTGCATACAAAGACACGTCAAAGTTTCCAGATGGGGCATGGTGCCAAGAAAAGGATTGGGTGATTTTTGCTCGATACGCTGGTTCTAGGTTCCGCATTGACGGTGGAGAGGTCCGCATTCTCAACGATGACGAGATTTTGGCCACTATATCTGATCCAGACGACATCATTAGCTTTTAAGGGGGAAACATGGCTGAAGAGAAGGAAGAAAAAGCCTACGAGCCGGAGGACGGCACAGTAGATATAGAGGTGGGTGAAAACGAAGAGGAGCAAGAGGTCGAGGTATCTGGGGTCTCTTCGGAAGAAACCGACGCGGAAGACGAAAACGATGATGAACACCAAAAATACACGGCTGGTGTTCAAAAACGTATTGATCGTCTGACTAAAAAAATGCGTGAGGCCGAAAGACAACGTGAAGAGGCTTTAACTTACGCTAAATCAGTTCAAACCGAGTCAGACGCCTTAAAACAGCGAGTAGAGTCACTCGACAAGGGCTATATGACGGAATATGGCTCTCGTTTAACTATTGAAGAGCAGCAGGTTGAAAATGAGCTTAGGGCCGCGATAGATCGTGCGGATACCGAGGCTACTGTTGCGGC